TATCCCTTAATCTTTTTAAATTAGGCATGTTTTTTAGAAAGTTACTAATTAAATCTTGTCCTCTCTTGGCACCAGAACCTACTACCTTACCTATCTTGGCTGGCCCAGCACCATAAAGAAAAGCATAGATGAATGTCTTGGCTTGATCCCTTGTCTGTAGCCCCGCAGCTTTTTTATTGGCAGTATGAACATCACCAGTAAGAACTTCACGGGTAAACCTTTTATCATCCATGTAATGAGCAAGACAACGTAACTCCAAGCCACTGGCATCTGTACCTATTAAGACATGGGTATCTGGATTAGATACTCTCCATAGTTCTCGACACTCTTTACCATAAGGACTGTAGATAGCTGGTACTTGGGCCATATTAGGACTGTGGTGAGCCATCCTCCCTGTAATGGTACGTAAGGTCAGTACCTTGCCTCTGACCCTCTCGTCCTCATCACACTCATGTATCCAGGATTTAAGTAATCCGGTACGTTTTTGTAAAAGGAAATAACGACTAAACATTTTAGCTTCTTCCATGTTTATTTTCTCAAGAATTTCTTCAGAAACTATAATACTTCCTTTATCAGTGTAATGTTTAGGCTTCCATCCTTTTTCCATAAGGCGTTCTGCTATTTGTTTTCGACTTGCAATATTAAAAGGTGTACTCTTAGGTATCTTTTTAACAGGTGAATAAGTAATGACAGGCTCAAACATTTCATCAGCTTTCTGTTCAAGACCATGTTGCTCATCTTCCAATCTAGAAAGAAATAACATAGCCTTTCGTATGTTAAAAGCAAAGCCGTTGTTTTGTTGTTGATCTACTATAGCTCTTACTTTTCTTTCCAGTTCATAAGACTGTGAAGAAAATATTTTACCTTCTTCCTCCATAGTCTTGGCAAGTTTGCCTGTCAACTCAACATCTTTCTTGCAGTATTCCAGCATCTCAGGGCTGTAGTATTCAAACTCCGTAAAGTTTCCCTTGGGAAAGTTAAGTCTTTCTCCCCATGCTTCAAGAGAATGACCGCCGTCCCTGATAGGATTATATAACTGGGATTCAATAAGAGTATCCCTAACCTGAGACAATCTTATATTAGAGCCAGTTAGTTTGTTAAGTATTGGAGCATCAAAACTAATACCGTTATGCATTATAAATTCATCTATTTGTTTTGACCAACCTGCAAACTGTTGACACTCATCCCCAATCCATACCTTTTCCTTATTGGATGTAAGACATCTTGCTACAATACAATGTATTTTTGTAGCCTTAATTTCATCTGTTTCTATATCAACTATTGCCTTTGCCATATGTCATATCCACCTGATAGGCTTGTTTTATAGGGATGTGAAAAAACAACTCACCTTTTCTTACATATCTATTTGATGCTTCCTTGACTTCACTTTCCAGAACTGTGTCTCCATCTATGTGCCATGCCTTACTACAATCATGATTAAAAACTATGAAAGTTAATAAACATTTCTGGTGCTTATCTTTCCACTTGTCCAACAATCTTTTCTTTCTGAAAGGAATACGTAACTCGTCCCATGTACTGGGCCATTCATCTTTCCATGCATACTTAATCTCTACTTCATAAAGTTGTGCATCTCCTCCATCATCTGTCTTGACAGTCAGATCAAAGTACGTAGTCTCCTCTGAATTAACAGTACAGTGTGGCTGCGTATGCTCTAACCAGCCAATCATATGTTTCTTGGCTGTCGTATCAGCTATATCATATGTTGTTTTATTAAAGGGTTTCTTCATTATCATTCTCCATAAAAGGATTATCTACTTGGGTCATTCTTCCAGTGTCTTTGTCATAATAAAGATAACAAGATACACCAGTGTCTCCGGTATATCTATTTTTAAGTATTCTTATTGTTGTAGTGTTAGCTTCATAGGCATCCTCTGCTTGTTGATTACGTTCCAAGGCAATGACAGAATCACTTAGATGGGCTATGCTTGCCGATCCCCGGAGATGTGAGAGAGATACTTCCCTGCCATCTTCATGTCCTCGATCTCCTGCTGGCCTTCTGAGATGGCTTACAAGTATCAAGGCTATCCCGGTTTCTTCTACCAGAGATCTAAGTTTGGTCATAAGAATATCAATGGACTTGCGTTCATCTCCATTATCCTCCTGACCAGATACCAAGATAGATAAGTGATCCAGAAATATCCATTTACAATCCAGT